ACTACAGTTTTAACGGGTTGTCGTACACCTCCACGTCAGGTACTTCAGCAAGTAATGCGGGAGCATCAACAATAACAGTTTATGCAAGTAACACCGCAGGTTCTGGAACAACGGGAAGCGCTTCTGCGGAACCTGCTCCTGTAGCTGCTCCCTATAGATATTATTGCACCACAAGTGTGCAGTGTGGTGGTACTGGAAATTGTAGCTATAACGGAGGAAGTACTAGCAGCCAAACACAATCAGGCTCTGGCTACAATATTGCTTGTTCATATAACAACACTGAAACATACCCAGCTTGCCAATCTACTGCGGCAACCGCTACTTGTACTGGAAACCTGAGCTGTTGTAGCGCGGGATTAAAGTATCAATGTACTGACTACGACGTCAATAACTATAATAGTGTTAACTACTGGCAGTGCTACAGCATTGGGCAGTGCGCCGCTAACTCTGACCCATCTGGTGTCAGAACTAGCTGTTGTCCACCGGCGTGTTAGGATAAATATATGAAATTAAATTACGCCGATATTGACTGGAAAATGCCAGGAGTAAAAGCACAACGTGTCCCAAACGGGCTTACCTCAGATTGGCTTGTCTGTGTTATAGACGGAGAAGTTGTAAAAAGTTTAATTTTTGACTCTTTTTTCTCTGAAACGTTGTTAACTGCAACTTCTTTTAAAGAGGTCGTTACAACAGATGGGTCATTTTGCGTAAAAATTACGTCAAAAGACAATCAAATTACTGAGCTAACTTGCAATGAGATGCTTCACGCTGTTTTGTTGTCAGAGCCTCTTATTATTAAAATTGACCCCGCTATCCATAAACATTATCAAATACTTGGAGAGGGATGGCTATACGTTGATGGAGATTTTGTTATCCCTGGGGAGATGGATTAATGAGTAAATGGGATGAATATAAGGCTAAACTTGGAGACACACGTCCTTGGGACTTACTGAACCCAAATACAGAGTATGTTGACAAAGAGGTTTCTACTAAACGTTTGGACATCTGTAAAGCATGTCCACAGTTAATTAAATTAACGAACCAATGTAAAGAGTGTGGCTGTTTTATGAACATAAAAACAACGTTAAAGCACGCCGCCTGTCCGTTAGAGAAATGGTAATTTAAAATGGGTCGTTACGGCATTGATTTTTACGGTACAGGGGTACGTTACGGTAACGCCGCTCTTGTGCAGTTCAGTGCTGCCCCGTTTTACACTGTACCAAAAGCATATGGGACTATTAACGTAATATGGAATACTCCAACGGGTGCTTGGACTAAGTTTAGATTAGTAAGAAATAAATACGGGTTTCCAGTAGACCCTGACGACGGCACTGTTCTTGTTGAAAGAGACAATGAAAGTTTTGAAGAGTATTTTGAAGACTCTAACCTAGAACAAGGTAGAACCTACTATTACTCTATTTTTCTTTTACCTGCAAATGTAACTGATTGGGTTAGAGCAGGAAATGCTTACGGGGTCTCTGTAAAAGACTTTAATACTCTTGACAGAATGTGGAGTTACCTTCCTATTGTTTACCGTAATACAGACTTAGTCATTTCAAACCCTGCTAGTGGGACAACTATCTACGACTATACAAATAGTCGAGAAAACGAAGACCTAAGAAGTCTTTTAAGTATTTTTGCTTTTGAATACGACCTAGAAAAAACTCTTGCGACAAACCTAATGTACTCAGGAAATACAACTTACGTTGATGGTCGATACATTGCACCTATGATGCAGCAGTTTGGTTTAAAATTTGAGCCTGAAATTGGACTACAACAATCTAGAGTCCTACTAAGAAACGCCATAAAAATTTATAAAAATAAAGGGTCTTACTCTGGTCTAATAACCTATCTAAAAGCTTACACAGGTTGGGACTTTGACGTTGTGCTTGGAAAGAACTTAATGTTAGACATAAACGACTCTTCGTTTGAACAAAGCGTAGGAGCCTGGGTTTCTAGCACTGCAACATTAACTCAGCAACAGTCTGGGGTAATAGCAGCTCCTGGTGGGTCTGGAACTCTTATTGCTTACAATGGAAACGCCAATTTGCCAGCTACCTTTCCTAATTTACAAGAGTACTTGTTAAAGGTAACTACAACAACTACAGGCACTATTACGTTAGATTGTGGGTATTACCCATCCCCTAAAGCAACAAACGGAATACCAGTAAAATCTGCAAACATTATTGGTGTGTCTAGAGACGGTACTTATGTAACGTATTACACAACCGGAAACAATTTTGTAAACGGAGATAAGGTAACAGTTACTGGCCTCTCCACATCAGCGTTTAACCTATCAAATGCCACAGTTTACTCATCAACTGGTTATGAGTTTAAAGTTGCAAGTACCGCTGCAGGCTCTTCTCAAGGAGTTACAGCCACACCTCCACCTGAAGGTATTCCTGCATCAATTGGAGTTGCTGGTGGCAACTACACCTTTAGTATTTTTGGCGTGTCTGCTGCAACTGCAAGAACGGCTACTCTGACAATTAAATGGCACGATTTAGCTGGAAATTATTTGTCTACAAGTTCTGCTGGAACAGGGGTCTCTTTACCAGTAGCTGGTATGGCAAATGGAACAGCGGGTCAACTAACAGTAAGTGCTGTTGCTCCGGTTAACACCGCATTTGCTACTCCTTGCATAAATATTGCTAGCGCAACAAGTGGTCAAATTTTTTATTTTGACGCGGCTATGTTTGAAAACTCTAATGCAGTTACAACGTTTGAAGACTCTCGTTTGATTAAAATTACCTTTAAAGCCTCTAGAATTAATGAGCTTAAAAACCCTAACTTTACTACAAACACACAATGGGGAATAACTAACGGAACTTTGGTATTAGGGTCCTCCCTTAGCCCAGCACCTACAGCGTTGTCTGGTGAAACCTTAGTTGCAAAACCAACAGCTTCTGGAGATGTAGTTATAAACTCAGAAAACATTACAACTGTTCTTCCAAACACAACGTATACATTTAGTACCTATACAAAATACTTTAACGCAACACCTTCTACTGCAAACCCTATTACAGCATCTATTGTGTGGTACAACACACCAACTATTTCAAAATTATCTATATCTAGTAATACTGTAACTGTAACTACTTCAGCGGCTCACGGTTTTTCTGTAGGTCAAACAATTACGTTTACAAACACTTTGGCCCCATTTACAGCGGTAACAGGAACTGCAACAGTTGTTACTGTGCCTACCGCTACCACTTTAACAGTTGTAATTTCTGGTTCAGGAACTGTTGCTAGTGCGGATACTTCAGGAACTATTGCTGGTTTTATAGAACAATTTGGCCCTGCAAATACTGGAACAGGCAGTATTACAAAAATTTCTGGTAATGGTCAATATGCAACATATACAACTTCAGAAAGAACGGCTATTAGAGTAGGGTCAACAGTAACAATTAGTGGTGCTTCGTATTCAGCGTATAACATATCGGGTGCTGTCACATCTGTTTCTGAAAACACTTTTACTATAAACACAACCGCACAAGGAGAAACCTCAACCGCAACTTGGACTAGTGCACTTGGAGTAGTTAACTTTGTTCGTCCAAGCGTTACCGCTACAAGTCCTTCAAATGTTGTATACGGAATTGTAAAAGTTAAGTACCCAACAACAAGTACAAGTTTGTACTTAGTTTTAGATGAAGCCTTGTTTGAGGCAAGTGCCTACGTCAACTCTTACTTTGATGGGGATACTGGGGTTACCTCTTTAACAAACCTACTTTGGGAAGGCGGGGATATTAACGCCGACGCCGCTAGAAGCCATTACTATAAAAACCGTGGGACTATTCAAGGCCGTCTAATAAGCGACCTACCTAACTATTTAACCTTAGGAAGTCAGTTCCAACTGCTATTTGCAAAACCGTAGTAGGATATAAGCATGTTTGAATTTATAATTGCCGCTTGTTTCTCTGCGTTTTTTTTGGCCGTAATTGACCAGGTAGTAGAGTTAAAGATGTTTAAAGCTTTAGCCTCTTTAATATTTTCGGCTGCGGGCCTTGCTTTATTGGGGGTGTCCGAAATAGGTCTTTTTGTTGCATTAACAATATCTTCTGCTTTTTTGTCTCTTTTTGTTACAGTTGCCGCAGACCGCCTAACTACATTTAAACCTGCAATAACGCGCCCAACTAGACCAGAGTAGAACTTCAGGTATAGTCTGCGACTCCACCGTCCTAAGGAGTCCACATGGCAGATTACACAGTATTACTGGCAGGTAGTGGCGCGACGAGCAGAGCAAATGTTGAAGCCCTGATGTCCGACCATTACTACGCAAACGGCGACCCAAAAGCCCTAGTTCTTTCCTTTACCTCAAAACCAAGTCAAGGACAGGTATGGGCTGCGCAGCAAGCTAAACAACAAAAGATTGAAGTAATTGTTTACGCAAACTCTGGTGCTTTTTTAGACAGCATCTCTCACGCAACTCTTATTGAAACTAAAGAGCCAATTGACGATTCATTAAAGGCGTTTAAAGAAAAGAACTCTCAGGTGTTTATCCTGTGGAGTGACGAAGACTCAGA